TGTGATAGCATTTTGATTAAGACAATCCTAGCCGGTCTGTCACACCGTTAAGGATTAGCCTAAACTAATTCGATTGGCAGATTAGGCATTAACCTATGGAATCTGTTACCCCACACATGGTATCTGTTTGGTGTACACATAACGGACTTACCTACACATCTATCTAGCCTATACCGTGCTAGTGAAAGAGGGAGACTATCGGCGTTTGGTTATGTGTACATGGACAGAGCTAACCCATGTAGCGGACCAATCATATGAATTTTTAAAGAGGCTGATATATGCGCTGTAATTAAGAGGCAAACTCTGTCTGCCTTGTCCCTGTCCATCGTTTACTGTGTCGGTTATTGGCTTGGCATATGGGCCTAGCTATCCATACAACTCCGCTGCACCACCATTCAGGAGACGAACATATCCAACACGAGGAAAGCTATTCCGTTCGGTGCACGGCACCTAGTGTTATCAGTTTCGCACGACACAGAATGATGTGCGTTGCGGGCTATGTATGGCGACATGTCAACTACTGACAGTTCACACATATATTCAGATTGTTAAACCTTGGGAGACTACCGGACAGAGCGCCTTGTCTGCCTACTCCCTACTGCTAGACTCTATCTTAGGTGCTGCATCCAAGAGAGTCAAGAACTATTTTCAGAGGACTAGCGGGCTATCGTTGTACCAACCTCACCGCATAACCCCTTTGCTGCTATGCACGTTGCGCTGTGCATGAATAAGACTATAAAAGAACAAAGGAAAGAATGCATTAGGACAAACACCTATTGACGTACAGCATCGATGATAGTATTCGCGCTACGCGCTCACACACGCGTACACGCACACAGACGTAGACATATATGCATATTAGAACAGGTATAAGACATGGCACATGCATGCCAGCTAATGTAAGGATAAACCCTTAGTTGTTCTCTTATATAAGACCAGACGTCAGACATGTATAAGACTGAGGAAGTATGTTTGACAGGCATGTTTCTTGGCATGGGCTTGGCGAGCATGGGTTGATATGCGAGTACCATCCACCCCAAGGAAAGGCACAGAGAGGTTGTATTCAAGCCAGAGAGGCATGTATGAATAGACATGTACATATACACATGTCCAATAGCATCGCTTAAGAGGGTAAATACATAGTGGATGGCAGATGTTATACACATACAGATATGAAGACATGTCAGAGACAGGCTTTTAATAGCACCGTCGGAGCGAAAGCGTAGACATATCATACACTTAGCGTGTTCGAATCGGTTAATTGTCGAGTCAATGATTGACGAGTAGTTCATTGTGAACACAATTTATCGGACACGATCCCATAGCTGTCGAAGACATCGTATACGATTTATTCCAATCCGATTAAATCGAGAGCGACTTAGGGGGATAAGGGGGTTTGGGGAGTTGATACTAGGTGCATTGCCCCTCCTAAATTTCTCAAAAAAATTATAGCAATGTGCCCCAAGAAATATTCCCCGTCAATTTGATTCCCCGAATAATATTATATAAATGCCCGGAGGGCAGACAAGAGATGAAATAATGAATATACAAGAATCTGTCGCTTCTGTTGTAGACAGTGTAACAAGTCCTAACACTGCTGTGCCCACTGTCTCTATTGTGGGCGCTGCTAATTGGTTGCATAGCTTGCCAGATATTATTAATGTAGCTACAATCATCTACCTTGTCTTATTGATTGCTCATAAGGGGTATAAGATGTATAAAGAATTTAAAGGGAATAATGTAGATGGCTAAGATTACCCTCCCAACAATCACCAATGCTCAAAATATTTCTCTTATCAATGATAATTTCGATAAGATTGAAACAGCATTGAATGAAGATGTATTATATAGGGACAATCCTATTGGAGAACCCAATCAGCTTAATAATGATTTGGATGCTAATGGGAATGATGTATTCAATGTACAGATGTTGGATACAGCAGTATTGAAGATTAATGGGCAGTTTGTACAGCCTAGTGAGGTAGCCACTTCTGAGAGTTTGAAGATTGCTAACAACCTCAATGATGTAGCAGATGTAGCAGCTTCTAGAGCCAATCTTGGATTGGGGAATGTTAATAACACCTCTGATGCTAATAAGCCTATTTCTATTGCACAACAAGCTGCATTAGATTTGAAGCTTAATATCACAGATGCAGCAACAATATACGCCCCTATTGCTTCTCCAACATTTACAGGTAGTGCTACCGCTCCTGATTATTCAATTGTAGGGGCTCCTGCTACAGCCCGTAGATTGCATTTTAAGACTAACACTCTTGACCGTTGGCAAGTGGTTGCAGAAGGCACAGCAGAAGGTGGAGCAAATGCAGGTAGCAATTTTATTATCAGTAGATTTAATGACGCAGGGGCTTTTATTGATTCCCCCTTCTCTATTCTTCGTTCTACTGGTGTAACCACCCTTTTTCAAGCTGTTATTGGAGCAGGAAGTTCTTTTGCAGGTTCTGTAGCTGCTACAACCATTACAGCATCCAGCACCATCACTCCTTCTCAAACTGCAGGAATTGTAGGCACTACAGCAGCTAACAATGCTAATGCAGGTAGTGTGGGAGAATTTATTAGTAACTCTGCTACAGGAGTAGCTTTGACTAGCGGTATTACTGCTAATATCACTTCTATTTCTCTTACAGCAGGCGATTGGGATGTTCATGGTGTTGTACAGTTTGCTCCTGCTGGTACAACTACAGTTGGTGGTATCCTATCTGGACTGTCTTCCACTTCAGCAACTATCGGTGCAGTGGGTACATTCCAACAAGGAACCGCTACATATACTGCTGGTGGTGCACAGGCAATGACAACCCCCACTGCACGATTTACTTTAGCATCCACAACTACTATTTTCCTAGTGGCCAATACATTCTTCTCAGTTAGCACAATGGCTGCTAATGGTTTCCTCCGCGCTCGTAGGGTTCGATAATGGCAAAGATTGTTTTAGATGACACAAGCAGCGGCTACAACCTTCAGAAGATCAATGCCAACTTCCAGAAGATTGAAGATGCCCTGAATGATCAAGTATTGTATCGGGATAATCCTCCCGGTAATCCTAATGAGTTGAAGAGTGATGTAGATGCCAATCAGCATCGTATCTTCAATCTCCCTGCTCCTACATTAGATAGTGAAGCAGCAAGACTTAAAGAAGTGAAGGATTTGATTGCAGGAACATCTCCTGCATCCCTCATTCCATTCACTCCTTATCTGGATATCACCTCCACCAATGTGCAAGGTGCTATTCAAGAAGTAAAAGATGATAATGAAGCAGAAGAAACTAGGGCTATTCTCAAAGAGAATGAGATTGAAGGAAGGGCACTCTATCGTACCAATCCCGGTGCAAAGCCTAACAATATGCTCATCCCCCTTGATATGGGGAATCAGCAGATTAACAATCTTGCAGCACCTACTCTCCCTGCAGATGCAGCACGTCTTCTTGATGTACAGAATGCCTCATCGGGCCTCACTCCTGCTAACCTTTCTGCATTTGCACCCTACCTTTACATTTCCTCTACTAATACTCAAGCAGCAGTACAAGAGCTTGTAGATGATTTGGCAGTGCAGGCATCAGGTGCTACACGAGTAGGGTTTGCTCCATACTTCTGGATTCCCGGAACTACTGTAGATGCAGCTATTAAAGGTGTTGCAGATGGATTGTCTTCTACTGCTGGAGCCTCTAGAGTAGGGTATAGCAATGGACAAGCAGGCGCAGTGCTACGTACTGTATCTGATCGTCTTAGGGATGTTAAAACAGTTAAAGATTTTGGAGCTATTGGTAACGGTATTGCAGATGACACTGCAGCAATTCAAGCAGCAGTGAATTGGGCAGCAGCTTCTTTTAGTGGTAAGTTGCATTTTCCTGCGGGTAGTTATAAAACTACTTCAGCAATTACAATGGATGGGGCTAATGCTCGTGTTGTAATTTATGGAGATGGAGAACAGAATACCTTTATCAATGCCAATCACAATGGTAATGGATTCTTGTTTGGATTTACTACCCCTGTACCTTGTGCAGAGTTTTACGACATGACGATTAATACTAATACAATATCGTCAGGTGCAGCTATCTGGGTTAAAGGGTCTGGTTCACAACCTAAGAGTTTTAAAGCTGCTAGGCTCACCATGTATGGGGCGTCTGTTGGAGGCACACCTAGTGCTGGGTATTGGGCAGCAGGAGCAATTCTCCTAACCAATCCTACATATCCTATTATTGAAGATTGTTCATTCTTTGGTATTGGTGGAACTCCATCAATCGCTAATAACAACCTTATCTTCTCTGGGTACACAATTGTATCTAATGATGCTAAAGGTAGTTTCTTTGTAAACTTCAGAAACTGTTTTGCTAATGGATGTAATAATGCATTCTATGCTAGGTCAGACGCTGCTCCGGGTGTAGAAGGTTTGTATATGACTCGTTGTAACACTGTAGCTACTAATGTTGGATTCCATGCTGAATCAACTGTTGGAAGTTATTTTCCTCCTCAGTACAATATTAACAACTCTCAGTTTGAATTTATGCAGCGAGGTAATAACTTCCTTCATGTATCTGAAGTGATTTGTTCTAACAATCTTTACTATGCCGATCCTACAGGTAATAATGCGATTCAAGGTATTCAGTTTCAAAACTGTATTGATTCGCAAGTTCACCATGGAAAGATTGAGGCTCGCCCAATTCACACTAACATGCGTGGTGTTGACTTCTCTGGTACTTGTAATATTGGTCAAGTGGATGCAGTCTTAATCTCTACGCCCATGCCTGCTGTTGCTATTTTCAATGCATCCAATAATATCTGGGCATATGGCAATCGTAATCTTGGGGTAGGTGGTGTGTATTTCGATGGGTCTTCTGCACCTGCAACTAATAAACTTGGTATGGCTGCTATTCCATCATGATTAAGTTCAATAGGGCATTGGTTATTAGTGCAGCCCTAGTAAGTGGAGCGCTTCTTTGGGAGGGTACTAAGTATGTGCCCTACAAAGATATTGCTGGTATCCCTACAGTTTGCACAGGCCATACAGGTAAAGATATTAATATGGATAAGATTTATTCTAAGAAAGAATGTACTGATATCCTTATTGCAGATTTACAGAAACATGGAGATGGGATTAAGCAATGCATCACTGTCCCTATTACACAAGGAGAATATGATGCATACACATTATTTGCATTTAATGTCGGTGTGTCCGGCTTTTGTAGTTCGAGAGCGAATCGCCTCTTGTCTCAAGGACAGCATGAACTCGCATGTAAGGCGCTGGCATCAGGCCCAGATGGAAAGCCTGCATGGTCCTATTCAAATGGTAGATATATACAAGGGCTGCAGAATCGAAGGCAGTATGAGAGGGACATGTGCTTAAAATCATTGCGGTAACAACTTTTGTTGTAGGGCTACTTCTTGGTAGTCTTCCAACTACATTATACTTCCAAGGGAAGCTCAAAGCTCAGAAAGCTGAAGCAATTGAGAATACACAGAAAATAGAAAAGGATTTGAATGTCAACAAAGCTAAAGCAGACTTCGAAAAAGCGTTCGCTGTGGCTTCTGCCAGTGCTAAGCTTCAGCTTACTATTGACAGCCTGCGGAACCGCCCAGTGCGTCCTCCCACAGTTGCCAGTACTCAGCCCGCCTGCACAGGTGCCGGACTTTATCGGGACGACTCAGAATTTCTTGCAAGGCTCGCTGAAAGAGCAGAACAAGTCAGAATAGAACGAGATTACTACTATGGACAATATGAAGCTGCTCGAAGACTTCTTGCCGGACAAAAGCAAGATGCTGGACACGATGGGCAGGCCCCTGACACAAAGCTTGTTCCTTGAACTAGGATATAGCGATTCTGCAATTTATACGCTAAAGGAGAACGACCATGTTTATGAAGGACGATCCTACCCTAGCCTTAAGAAATTGTATCTACTTGTTGCGGACCCGACTGAGTATACTTTCGCCACAACCTTTTTATTGGGATGGAAGCACTGGCAGCGAATTGTGGATAATAAGTCACTTAAACCTCATGTTGGAGAGTGGCGGGAAGAACTTGAAGTTAAGCTTCGGTCTCAAGGAGTGAAAGAAGCCATTAAACAAGCTCAAGGGGGCACCTTTCAGGCTGCCAAATGGCTTGCTGATCGTGGATGGGAGAAGCGGGGTGCAGGCCGTCCTACAGAGGCTGAAATCGAAGGCCATAAGAAATTCGAGAAGAAAGTAGAAGATGAATATGGTGCAGATATTAAACTAATGAGCAGCTATAAATGAAAGATATGTGGTTAGAGGACGCACAGAAGCGTCTCGATAGAATGCCAGAAGAAGCAAAAGAAATTCGAGAGACTGCAATGAATGACCTCTACTTCTATGCTTGTCTGGTAAATCAGGGGTATATGTATGGCGATATTCACAAAGAGTGTTTCAAGTGGCTTGAAGAGTATACGCTTTATGGCAAAGGAGATATTAATGATCTTGCTAATAAGCTTCTTCTTCTCCCTCGTGCTCACCTTAAGAGCCACATCTTGGCTACGTGGGTATCTTGGATTATCGTACGGCACCCAGAAGTAACTATTTTGTATGTATCAGCTACTGCTGGTCTTGCAGAAACTCAGTTGTTCGCTATCCAGAATATTATTGGTAGTAATGTATTCCAACGTTATTTCCCAGAATATGTAAACCCTCAGGAGGGTAAGCGTGAAAAATGGTCTCTTAGCAAGTTTTCAGTGGATCACCCAAAGCGACGCGCTGAAGGTATTCGTGATGCTACCGTATCTACTGCTGGCCTTACAACCAACACTACTGGTTGGCACGCTGACATTATTGTTGCTGACGACTTGGTTGTTCCAGAAAATGCTTACACAGAAGATGGCCGTGAATCGGTCTTAAAGAAATCTTCTCAATTCACTTCTATTCGGAACGCTGGTGGATTTACTGTTGCTGCTGGTACTAGATATCATCCTAATGATGTATATGCCTCTTGGAAGAATCAAGAATTTGAAACCTTTGATGATGAAGGCAGTTCTCTTGGTAGGCAAAAGGTTTGGTCGATTAAAGAATATGCTGTAGAAGAAGATAGTGTATTCCTCTGGCCTCGTATGGTTAGGCCAAATGATGGCAAGATGTTCGGATTTGATCAGAAAGTGTTAGCTCGTATTAAAGCTGAATATGAAGATCGCGTGCAGTTCTTTGCTCAGTATTATAACAATCCTAATGACCCCGGTAGTAATCGGATTAACAGAGATAGATTCCAATATTATGACAGACGGCATCTTAAACAAAGTGATGGATATTGGTACTTCAAGGGCAGCCGTCTTAATGTATATGCTTCTATTGATTTTGCCTTTTCTCTTTCTTCCCGGTCAGACAATAGTGCAGTTGTGGTTATTGGGATTGACGAATCTGGTTTCATTTATATTCTAGATATTGCAGTATTCAAAACAGATAAAATCTCTGGGTATTTTGATGTTATCAGGCATCTTCATTCCAAATGGGAATTTAATAAACTGCGAGCAGAAGTAACAGTGGCACAGACAATGATTGTGCGGGATCTAAAGGATATGATGCGAGCAGAAGGTCTTAGGCTCTCTGTAGATGAATACAGGCCCCAGCGAAAAGAAGGCACTAAAGAAGAACGTATTGCATCCACTCTTGAGCATAGATATGACAACCAAACTATTTGGCATTTTAAAGGTGGTTATACGGACGTTCTAGAGGAAGAATTGATTTTGGCTAGGCCCCCACACGATGACGTGAAGGATGCCCTTGCAAGCGCTATAATGATTGCTGTGAAGCCTAAAGGTGGACGAATGTCCAGTAGAGATAATAATGTTATTCAATTTGCAAGTCGCTTTGGCGGCGTTGCTTTCCGTTGAGGATTAAATGTCAAAAAAGCCGCTTAATTACTGTGAAGAGTATGGTAGGGATGGTATTGCTAAATACATCTCTCAGACTTGGTTTAATTACCACAGCCAGCGATTCCCTAAGATTGAAGAATGGAAAGAGCTTCGAAACTTCATCTTTGCTACAGATACAACAACAACAAGTAATCGCAGTTTGCCTTGGAAGAATAGTACAACCCTTCCAAAACTCTGCCAGATTCGAGATAATCTGCATTCCAATTACATCTCTGCATTGTTCCCTAATGATGATTGGCTTCGTTGGGAAGCATATACACAGAATGATGCAACCAAAGCTAAACGTGTAGCTATTGAAGCTTACATGAGTAATAAGTGTCGTGAGAGTCATTTCCGTACAGAGATGAGCAAACTTCTCTACGATTATATCGACTATGGGAATGCATTCGCTACGGTGGACTTTGAGGCTTCATATCGTGAAGATGCATTAGGGATGAAGGTGACAGATTATGTGGGGCCGAAAGTTCGCAGAATTAGCCCTCTTGATATTGTCTTTAATCCAATTGCTAGCTCATTCAAAGATAGTTTCAAGATTGTTCGAAGCCTTAGAAATCTGGGTGAGTTGGCGATAATGGCGAAAGACGAGCCGGAGAATAAATACCTCCAGAAAGCTCTAAAGAATGGTATGGCGCTTCGAGCGCATATGAATGCTTATGGTATTGAAGAGGCTGACAAAGACCAAGGATTCCTTATGGATGGCTTTGGCAACTACTCTGAATACCTTGGAAGTAATTATGTAGAGTTTCTTCAGTTCTACGGTGATCTCTACAATGAGGAAACTGGAGAATATGAATGCGGGAAAGTAATCACTGTAGTGGATCGTATGTGGGTTATCCAGAATGAACCTCTTCCTACTTGGTTTGGCTCTGCTCCCATATTCCATGTTGGCTGGCGTACTCGTCCTGATAACCTCTACGCTATGGGACCTCTCGATAACTTGGTGGGTATGCAATATCGTATCGACCACTTGGAGAACCTTAAGGCAGATGCTATGGACTTGGCAGTCCTCCCTCCGCTGGTAATTCAAGGTGAAGTAGAAGAGTTTGTATGGAGTCCGGGTGCAGAAATTCATGTGGATGAAAATGGTTCTGTTTCTGAACTGGGTCGTAATGCCCAATGGGTTATTCAATCAGATAACGCTATTCAACTACTTGAGCAGCGTATGGAAATGTATGCAGGCGCTCCTCGTGAAGCTATGGGTATTCGTACACCGGGTGAAAAGACTGCTTTCGAAGTTCAAACATTGGAGAATGCAGCAAGCCGAATCTTCCAAGAGAAAATCAATACGTTTGAGATTGAACTCTTGGAGCGAGTTCTTAATGCTATGCTTGAAACTGGTAGGCGCAATCTTGATGGTGCTGATGTAATTCGATCGATGGATAATGATTTGGCTGTACAACAGTTTATTACTATCACGAAAGATGACATCACGGCCTCAGGCGTTCTAAGGCCCATTGGTGCCCGTCACTTCGCAGCACAGGCCACCCTACTGCAAAATCTTACTGGCGTCTTTAACAGCCCTATTGGTCAAGCTTTGGCACCTGATTTGAACCGAAGCAACCTTGGTAAGCTTGTAGAAGATGTTCTTGGTCTGAATCGTTATCAACTGTTCACACCTAATAAGGCTGTATTCGACAATCAACAAACTCAGTCGTTGGCTGCTCAAGCTGCAGAAGATAATCAAACTGCTGCTACACTACCAGCACCTCCTAGTACACCTCAAGCTCAATGAAGACACTAATCCTAAAAGGTCTGAATGAAGAACAACAGGTTGAGATGCGTCAAGAATACATTCATGCAGTACATCTTCGACAACAATTGAAGAAGCTGCTGAATGAAAAGATTGATGCATCAAACAAAACTGTACGTTCTAAGGATGCCTACGGCATTGCTAATTGGTCATTCCTTGCTGCAGATGCAGTAGGGTATGAGAGAGCTATGCTAGAAGTTATAAGCCTTCTGACGAATGAATCACAGCAAGAAACTGAGGTGCCTAAAGGCGCCGAGGTCTTGGCTGCAGTCAAGAAGAGAGGCCGACCGAAGGTCGTAAGAACGTCAGAATAAAATATATTTTTAATTTTAGGTACAAAAAAGTCTAAAAAAAGGGTAAACTCTATTATAGAGAAGAGAGTGAGTTGATTATTAGTTTTTCATCAACGAACGAGTGAGCGTCTTAGCGAACCTTCTCAATTAATACTAATAGTAATTTTAAGCCCTATTAGCTCATTTGGTAGAGCAACGCACTTGTAATGCGTAGGTGGTGTGTTCGAATCATACATAGGGCACCAATCAATTCCATTTAACGCACAAGGTGTGCGATCTGGCTGTTAACCAGTTTGAGCTAGGTTCGATTCCTAGAGATGGAGCCAAACTTTATAGGAATACAAATGACGACTGACCAGTCGATCTTTGGTGATAATCAAAATCAAAATCAAAATCAACAGCAGCAGACCGCTGCTACAGGTGGTGCAGCAGCCACTAATGTTACACAAGAAAACTCCTTTGCAGACCTGCTTGGGATGATTCGAAATGAAACAGGAGCGCCTAAGTATAAGAGTGTTCCAGAAGCCCTTAATGGTCTTGCTCATGCCCAGACGTTTATTGAGCAGCTTAAAGCTGAGAAAGCTGAAGCTGAACGTAAACTTGCTGAAGCACAAGCATCTGCTAGCAAGGTTGAATCTCTGGAATCCACTGTACAGGAACTCATTCGGAACAAGCAGGAAGCTAATGTCTCGACAGGACAAGCAGCCCTTACAGCCGAACAGATTGCTGAGTTGGTGAATCAAACTTTGGATGTTCGAGTTACTAAGCAGACAGCCACCCAAAATACTAAAGAAGTTATCGACAAGACACGACAACAGTTTGGGGATCAAGCAGAAGCTAAATATCTCGCAGCAGCCGAGGAACTGGGTCTTACTGTAAAAGAGATGAATGATCTCGCAGCTAAGAATCCTAAGTTGGTTCTTAAAGCGTTGGGAGTAAGTGGGGTCCCTGCTCATAAGCAGAACATTGGTGCCCCCATCACAACTCAAGTTAATACCGCAGGTTTCCAGCCTCATCAAGATTCATTCGTAAAACGTAATGAAACAAAACTTCAACTTGGTGCAACTAGTGCAGAGCTTCTTGTAGAAACTCGTAATGCAGCCAAGATGGTAGATGAACTTCATGAACAAGGTATGAGTGTACATGATTTGGCTGATCCTAAAGTTTATTTTAAAATCTTCGGCAATAAGTAAGGATAATATAATATGGCACAGGTAGTAGACCATGGTCACGGTCAAGTAGCAAGATTTCATAATAGCTATATCATCAATAATCAAACAGGTTGTTGGGAATGGCAATTAACCTTAAACAAGGATGGTTATGGAAGATGTTACTTTGATAATATTACATTCAGAGCACACCGTTTATCGTATAAACTAAAGTTTGGCGATCCCGGCAATAAATATGTTCTTCACAAATGTGACAATGCCAAATGTGTTAATCCTAATCATCTTTATCTTGGTTGTCAACAAGACAACATGAAAGATAAGAAAGATAGAGGCCGAAGTCTCGGTATCAATAGGGGCCATGCTAATGGGAGTAGTAAACTTACAGATAAAGATGTAAAAGAGATTATTGATCTTTTACAATGTAAGTTGTTCTCGCAAAAGTTTATTGGTCAGAAATATAATGTAGGCCAAGACCAAATTAGTCGCATAAAAACAGGCGATAGGTGGAATTGGCTAGATAAATAAAAGGAGGCCATTTTGGCCCAAAACCGCGCGAATTCCACTGCTTTTATTGAAGCAGAGCAATACTCGGCCTTCATTCTTCGTAACCTCCACGATGGCCTGCTTCCCGGCTCGTTCTATCGTAATGTGACGGACTTTGGTTCGGGTACTACCCTCCACATCAAGACAGTTGGTACTGTTACGATTCAGGATGGTGCAGAAGATGTTCCGTTCGATTACACACCGATTGAATCGGGTGAAGTGACGATGACCATCACCAACTATACTGGAGATGCTTGGTATGTCACTGACGAACTCCGTGAAGATGGCGCACAAGTGGAAGCCCTTATGTCGGCTCGTTCGCAAGAATCCACACGTGCAATGCAAGAAATCTTTGAATCGCGCTTCCTCGCTCGTGTCAATACGGCACAAACGAATGCAAGCCCGAACAACATCAACGGCTTCGCACACCGTATCGCTTCGGCTGAAGTGAACAACGTGTTCTCGCTTAACCACCTCATCAACATGAAGCTGGCATTTGACAAGGCTAATGTGCCTGCTGCTGGTCGTGTTGCTATTCTTGATCCGGTTGCAGCAGCTACGCTTGATCGTCTCGTTACGATTAACCGTGATGTTACACCGTTTGGTCAGAAGATTCTTGAGAATGGTTTCGATCGTGAGCATACGTTCCTGATGAACCTGTATGGATGGAACATCATCACTTCGAATCGTCTTGCCACTGGCTCGTTCAGCGATGGTACGACTACGGTTGCTAACGGTGTTGCTAACGTGTTCCTGTCGATGGCTGATGACAACACGAAGGCTATTATGGCTGCATGGCGTCGTATGCCCAAGGTTGAAGGTGAGCGTAATAAAGACCTTCGCCGGGATGAGTTTGTTACTTCGGCTCGTTGGGGCTTCGGTGTTCAGCGTGTTGACTCGCTTGGCGTGCTCATCACTTCGGCAGTCAACTCGTAATTAAAGGATAATATAACATGGCAGGTTACGAAGCAGCTACAGGCATTAACGTTTCCAACTACTATGGTGCTCGTGATACGGGCTACTCGGTTGGTACTGAGCCTAACAATGATGGTATTTGGCAACTTGGTGTTACGCTTACAGCGGCATCGATTGCTAATGGTTTTGTCCCCCCGGTGGTTATCCCGCGTGGTGCTCACTTCCTCCGATACATTCTCCGTGTCGATGAAGCGTTCAACCTTGGTGGTACTACTCCGACGGTGATTGTTGGTGGTACGGCTCCGGCGACGAATGGTGTTATCCTTACGGAAGCAGAACTCGAAGCTATTGGTACTAAGATTCCGGCATCTACTGGTACTGGTACTTGGGCTGTTGCATCCGCTACAGGAACCACTGCAGCAGAGAAGGTTGATATCGTCCTCGGCGGTACGCTTCCGGTGTTCACTACGAACGTTGGTAAGGCGGAACTGATCGCAGAATACATCTTCGAAACTAAGATTTAAATTTAAAGGGAGGGTGAGGGTCAAAAGCTCTTGCTCTCCCTTTTTTCATTTGAGGAGACGGCCATAGCTGTCCAGCACAAAGATATTGTAGATGCACAAAGGCATGAGCCTAAAGGCGCTTCTACCGCTACAACTAATTCTGTATATGCATCAAATGGCTCAGGTAGCGGAGCATGGACAAAGATTAAATCCCCCAATCTAGATGGTATCTCGTCAGATGGTGGAAGCTCTAATAAGAAGATTATCACTAATGGAGCAGAAGGATTTGTACAGCGGCTTGATGCTGCGTATGGGTCAATGGTTATTACCAATAACACAAATGGATTTGCAGTTACAGCAGCAGCAGATAGCACATTGAATACTAATACGGATTATGTATTGTTCACAGGGACAGGCGCTCCTTGGGCCTCTGAGAATCTATTTGGTGGATTTACCTTCAGTACGAATCAACTTGTGCTACCAGTTACAGGTGTGTATGAAGTACAGGCATGGTCCAACATCACTTCATATCCTACTAATACAGCATTCGTAGCCATTAAATATCGATTGAATGGTACAACATTCGGTCCACGTAAGGTTAAGAGTAAGAGTAATTCAGCAGGTGATGCAGGAGTTCTTTCTGGGTTTGGATTGTTTTCAGCTACGGCTGGTGATTTTATTCAACTTATGATCGCCTCTAGTGCCACAGGGTCTCTGATTATTGGCGATTTGAATACATCTATCAAATTGGTAAGGCAGTCAGCATGAAGAAAAGTTTGTTGGAAATCACCCAAGCGGTTCTCAATGATTTGGATAGTGATGAAGTCAATTCTATTGACGACACAATTGAATCTCAGCAAGTAGCAAATATTATCCGTGGCTGTTATGAAGAAATGATTTCCAACAGGAACTGGCCTCATCTTAAGAAGCTGGTTCAATTGGATAGCCTATCTGATCTGACTAAGCCCAACTACTTGCAGACTCCGGAAAAGATGAAAGAGCTTGTATTCTTTAAATACGATGCTCGTACTCTAGATCGAGATGTTCTCACATACAAAGAGATTCGATATAAATATCCAGATGAATTCCTTAGGTATGTAGGTGGTAGGCAGCAAAGCAACGATAATGTAATAACTGTTACTGACTTCAGTGGTTCCGAACTCCTTATCTTCAACGATCAATATCCTAAATTCTGGACTTCTTTTGATGATCGATATATTGTATGCGATAGCTACGATAAGGATATTGACGATACATTGAAGGCTTCTAAGACACAGTGTTTGGCAGTGATGGAGCCTATCTGGGTGCATCTTGATGATGCCATACCCGATCTCCCTTCTGAAGCCTTTGCAGCCCTTGTAGAAGAATCTAAGAGCACTGCAGCATTGAAGATTAAACAGAGTGTAGATCAGAAAGCAGAACAGAAATCTAAACGACAAAATCAGTGGCTCTCCCGTAAAGCATGGGTTGCAAAAGGCGGAGTGCGATACGATAATTATGGCCGACGAGGTAGGAAATGAACACTAGTGAATATAAGGGGTACAAGCTTCAACCCCAACATAATAATCCCCGAAGTATTGAGATTAAGAATATGAAGGTTGGTGGTAGCCTTCCAGTTGTATTGTCAGGACTTTATACAGATAGGACAACCGCAATGAAGGCAATAGATGCCTACTTGCAGCCAAAAGTAAAGGAGTGAGATGCCTAAGCAGTCACAAAGGGCAGATGTCAATACCTTCATTGGGGGATTGATTACTGAGGCCAGCCCTCTAAATTTTCCAGCTAATGCCTCTGCCGATGAGGTTAACTTCGAGCTTGACCGTGATGGATCTAGGCGTAGGCGTCTTGGTATGGATATTGAAGAAGGTGGTACATTCGATAATTCAGGAGCTACCTTAGGAGAGATTGGTACAGCAGGTGTTACTACTTTCCGATGGGAGAGTGTAGCAGGTGATCCTCAGAAGAACTTTCTGACTGTACAGGTTAATAAAAATCTCTTCTTTTATGATTTGAGTGTAGAAAGCCCTTCTTCAGTACCTCCTGTTGGCACAATTGAAATTGATCAGTTTCAAGCAGGAGTTAAATACTCCTTCGCAGCTATTGAAGGTTATTTGTGTATTGTGTCAGGTGCTGAGACAATTGCCATTATAGCCTATGATTTAGATGCAGGTACATTCTCTAAAGAGTATAAGCGATTGCTTGTACGAGATGTATGGGGTGTAGAAGAAACTCTTAACCCTTCATATGAGACAGACCCTACGTTCCGTGGGTTGATTAATGCGCAGCATTATTACAATCTTCAGAATCAATCTTGGGGTACTCCTCGTAAAGATCAGACAGGCTCTTTCGTAGACCCTATCTTCTATTATCAGCTTAATCTTGCTTCTCTTGCTCCTAGTAATTCTGAGCAAGTATGGACAGCAGTTCAGCAGCAACCTGTGTCGCAAGGGCAGCAGCCTTTCGAAAGGTTGTTTGCTACGATGTGGGATGATGCCCGTGGGGCTTCATTGAGTTCGGCTAAAGGGTATTTCATTATCGATGCCCTTAGGCGTGGTACATCTAGACAGAGTGCATTCCTTGCTAATCAAACTAAGTATCCTGTATTGGGCGGCGGTGCTCTCACTGTGCCAGATCAAACTCCTTCAGGACCTTCCTGTATTGAGGAATTCGCAGGTAGAGTATTTTATTCTGGATTCTCTGGTCAGGTAATTGATGGAGATGCACGTAGTCCCAATCTCAGTAATTATGTATTCTTCTCTCAGCTTATTAAAAGTAAGAAAGAGTTCAATCTGTGTTATCAAGAAGGTGATCCTACCTCTCGTGAGAATAATGATCTAGTAGATACCGATGGCGGATTCATTCGCGTGGCGGGTGCTCGTAACATCATTGCTCTCCGAAATATTCAGACTCACTTGGTTGTTATCGCAGAAAATGGCGTATGGGCAATCACTGGCGGGTCAGTAGATTCAGGATTCACTGCTACTAACTATAAGACTAGCAAGATTTCTACATTCGGTGGTATTAGTTCTACATCAGTTATTGCTGAAGGAGATAGAGCTTATTACTGGTCCGACGATGGGATTTACACTGTTGGTAAGAATCAATATGGGGATTTGGTTGTAGATACTCTCACATTGACAACTATTCAGACATTGTATCAATCTATTCCCAATCTCTCTAAAGCTAATGCTACAGGAGAATATGATCAGATTACAAAGAAGATTCGATGGATTTATAAGACAGGTGATTTGTTTACAGACACTTCTCGTACATTTGAACTTATCTTTGATTCTGCTCTGAAGAACTTCACACAGAACGAAGTGTTCAAACTGGCTTCTAATATTGTGGAAGTAATGGGAGTGTTTAGGTCTTCTCCGTTTAGTTTGGCTACGATCAATGATAATGTGTTTGTAATCACTGATCCTGTACTATCTAATCTCGATCAAGTAGTAGTGGGAGTTGATACAACTATTTCCACTATCCAGTCCCTTAGGTATTTGACAATGGTATTGGTAGACAGTATTCCTAGTATTAGTTTCAGTTTATACAAAGAACTCACATTTGCAGATTGGTTGTCGCTAGATGGTATTGGTGTTGATGCTAAAGCACATTGCTTGACAGGAACTGTTACAGCAGGAGATAGTGGAGTTGATAAACAAATTCCTTACCTCATCATGCACTTCCGAAGGACAGAGAGTGGAGTAGATAGCGAGCTTAATCCTCTCCATCAAAGTGGTTGCTTGATGAGGAGTCAATGGAATTTTGCTAACTCTATTGTCAGTAATAAATGGAGTCCTTTGGTAGAAGCTTATAGATATCGGAAGGTGAGGTTTGGTGAATCGCCAGCAGATACATTTGATACTGGATTCGAAGTAATTACAACAAAGAATAAACTACGAGGACGAGGTAAAGCTTTCGCCCTTTATTTTGAAACTGAACCGGCTAAAGATTGCCAGATTCTCGGATGGAATATAACTTTGAATGCCAACCAAATCACTTGATATTGTAGTAGGGAGTGTCACCGATTATATTGATATGGTCGGTGATCTTCTCGAAAAACATTGGGAAGAAAGTGCCAAGAATAAAAGTATTATGGTGCTTAAGCCTGATCTTGAAAAGTACAAAACTATGGATAAAATGGGTAAACTATTAGGAGTGTTTGCCTATTATGATGGAGCAGTTGTAGGGTATTCAGTTAATGTATTAGACTACCATCTTCATTATTCAGATTTGAAAGTATGCAGTAATGATGTACTATTTCTAGATAAAGAATTCAGAGATACTCCTCTTGGTCTTCGGCTTATGAAGGCTACTAAAGAAGAGGCTAAATCTCGTGGAGCAAGATTGATGTTGTGGCATGCAAAGCAGGATAGCCCTCTCGATAAGATATTGCAGAGGAAGAAACTTAATGTACAGGATATTATCTACAGTGAAGAACTTTAAGAAACTTGCAGAGAATATTAATGTACAGATGGCTCTTGATGAGCTTATTCCTTATCCTGAACTTTGGGATGTATTCACAGCAAGGCAATCTACTCCGGGAACAGCACATTCAGAAACTAAGTGCATCCCACTACGTGCCCCTGTAGTTATTGATGCTCATGCAGTATTCAATGATTTGAATGCAGAAGATACAGCATTTGTTCCCCTTCTTCCTGAGTCTACAAAACTTTTTAGAGAAATTACTAAAGATGTAGAGAAGGTAGGTCGAGTGATGATTGTGGCATTACAGCCAGATGGATGGATTGATCCTCACGTAGATGAAGGTGCTTATGCAGATTTCTACACTAGATGGCATCTTGTAATGTATTCTAAACAAGGGAACCTGTTCAGATGTGGGGATGAGCACAAAAGATTTAATGAGGGAGAGTTGTGGTGGTTCAATCATAAAGAAGAACATGAAGTGTTCAATGACTCTGAATACACCCGTATCCATATGATTATCGATGTGAAGGAGAAGTAATGGGTATTACAGTAGGAGTTATCGGTGCTGTAGCAGCCGTTGCTGGAACAACTGCTTCTGTTGTAGCAGGTAATCAGCAGAGAGCGGCTCAAAGACATGCTGCTGATTTGCAGACACAAGCACAGAATGAATCACGAGCAGATAACGCAGCTAAGGCAGCACAAGAACGTAGGCAGCAAGTCCGAGATGAACGTATTAGGCGTGCTCGTGTAGAGCAAGCAAGTGTTAATACAGGTACAGAGGGAAGTTCTGGAGAGCTTGGTGCTCTTAGTTCCATCACTACACAAACCAATTCTAATATTGGATTCAACCTCGGCGCTCTTAATAGAGCAGATAATATTTCAATCTTCAATCAAGAAGCTGCTGATACATTGCAAGCAGGTAGGGATTCAGCAGGGTTTACACAGAATGTAGGCTCTATCTTCCAAGGTGTTGGTGGTGCTGCTAGTTCCTTCGGAAAGACTTCAGGAAAGACAATTTAATAATAAGGAATAAAGTGGACGATCTTAACAATCTGATTGATGGTGGTGAGGCTCAGTCGTCTCCTGTTGATTTGACCGATCTGGTTCAAACAAGTGTATTGCCTGAGAATACGGCTCCTGTTTCAGCTATTCGGAATAGTGCAGCTACGACAGCCCTCCTCACAGGTAATTCAGATTCAGCAGTGGACACATTTCACAGCCTCATGGCTGAGGGGCAGCAAGGCGGAAGTCAGATGCTTAATTCGTTGTCCACTCAGAATCAACAAGCTAACCAAGCAAAAGATTTGACAGCAGTGTATTCTATTCTTGCTGATCCTAAAGTTGATCTTGCTACTAAGCAAGGGGTGATTAAAGGATTTAGCCAGAATGATTTTCTGAAGGATAAGAGTGTTACACTTCAGACTAATATGCTCTCAGCTCCTAGTAAGGGTGAAACAGAGGACAGTGAAAATGCTCGTATCTCTGTAGCAGATGAGTTGAGCAAAATGTACAGCTCTCGTTATCAAATCCAGAATATGGTTAATGATACGATTGCTAAATTCCCGGATCGCACAGTGCTGGGTGCTTTTGCAGATGCATTCAGTAATCAAACTATTCTAGGTAAGAGTGTTGTAGCAGGAAAAGTAGAAGGTGCAATCAATCCTAATAGATCGGTATTGGATGTATTCAAAACCTTCCTTACACCTGAAACTACTATTCAGAATCTTAGAGATAAACTGGATCAACTTCCTACAGAACAGAAGCTTGTTTATGCACAACAACTGATTGGTGCAATTAAGAATAACAGCTCTTTCTTGTTTGGTAATGATAACCAAGCTAATGCATACGATATGTTGCAAGTGTTGCTTCAGGATGGTCATAGCCATCTTGGCGAGTTTGCAAGCAATGCTATCACAGCAGCAGGGTTTATTGGACTCGGCCCTGTAGCTAAAGAGATCGGTGGAGTTGCTAGTGCTGTTGGTAAGGCCATAGAGGGCCGTGGTGCCGCTGCTATAACTAAGGCAGAGCCTACTGTGGGTAATCTCAAGCTGCAGGCTGGTGGGAGGCCTGAGCCTGTCCTAGAGGGTACTAAGATTGTACCCCCAACCCCTCCTGCTAATGAGATTGTGAAGCCTGCTACACCAGCTATTCTCGGTGGTTCTGGTCAGAAGACAGTTCAAGTAGAAACTAAGAAGACTGCCGCTCTCCTGACGACTCAGCGTAAGGTTGAAGTGGAGGCTGCTGTAGCTCGCCCTCATCCTGCTTCTCCCGGAGAGATTGCAAATCAATCTAATCCTGAGCAAGCAAAGAACATGTATGATATTGCTACTAAGACAAGTGATCCTCGTCCTGCTCAAGCTTTCTATAATAACACAGCAGATCAAGTTGTTCTGAATGAGAAGGCAGGTCAAGTAGCAGGTCCGGGAGAAGGTGTTACAACTAAAGTATCAGGTATTGACGATGTAGCTCGTGTAGCAGATCAACCTGCAGATGCAGAGCGAATTATCAATATCGCATACGATAGTGGTGGTGATTGGTTCTCACCTCTTGAACGAGCTAATGTAGTTGCTAATGTATCTAATGATTTCCATAATGCTCGTGGCCTCACTCCTGTAGATGGTATGTCTTCTATTAAATTGGAAGGCGGCACTCTGCATGTAAATACTGTGTATGAATCTCCATCAGGCTCTTGGAGCAATCCTACAGACGCTATCGAGCAAGTTAAATATGCTTTGAGAGATCAAGGTATTGTTGATGCAGATATTGAACTGCTGAAGAAGGATGGGTTGAATCATACCCCGGTAGAGTATTCTGCAGATTTGCCTCAAGGTGATTACAAGGTTCGAGTTAATGTAAAGCGTGTAGCAGATAACAATGACATTACCTCTTGGGATAGTTTCGATGTAAAGCGTAATTACTTTGATCGAAATCCTAATCTTGTATCTACAGATAAGGCATCTGTTAATGGATGGATGATTGAAGCAGCTAATCAGCTTCATCCTACAATCACTGGTTCTGCAGCTAATGTGGATTATCAAGCAGCACGTCTGGATAAAGCTCTGATCGGTCAGCTTAAAGAGTCTACTGATATTCTTAATAAGCTCCCTGCTAATCGATATGCTAAGGTGGAGAATTATCTTAAAGAAGCCAATTATAACCAGATTGATTTTAATACTGTTGATTTGGCCTCACAAGGATTCACTTCACAAGAAATTGCAGGTATTAAGAAGTTTAGGGATTTCTGGGATACACATCATTTCCTTGCAAATCGAGATCAAGCATTGACACTTCGTAATCAAGGATTTAAGGTATTTGAGAATGCAAATGATAAATTCTTTGCTAAACCCATTGGGAAGAACGGGAGTATTGCAACATTCTATGACCCATCTCAACAGTTGGTCAGGAGCTTTAATCCGGGTGAATTGGACAGTCTTTACCAATCAGGCGGAACACTGGCTCAATTTCGTCGCCCTGTGTCTATTAATGGGCAGACAGTAGAGCATATGATTTCTCGTGAATCCCCTACAGAGTATTTGAGGGGTTTGCGGGATACAGATAAGGTATTGAATAAACGTAAGGGATATTTCCAACTTACATATAAAGATGCGCATTTCGTAGATCAAGTTAAGCTTGATTCTAATGGCCGTGTGGTAGAACGGAAGGCTGTTGCTGTTGCAGGAGATTTGCCTACAGCAGAACGATTCAGGAATCGGGTGTCTAGCGGAAGTACAGATTCTTTTGTTGTTCGCAGGGATGTACGTGGTTTGTCACAAACAGGCGATGATGCATGGGATTTGAATAGTGCAATGGGTCGTATTGAACAACGTCATCGGGGAAAGCTTCTTGAAGATGCTTCAGCACCCAATCAGCTTGGCGGTAACTCCTTCGTAGAAAGTCCTGTGGCTTCTGCTATTCGATCAGCTAATTCTATTGCTAATCGTACAGTGAGCCGTCCCATGATTGAGGCAACTAAAGAGCGATTCCTTCAGCAATATGGGCATGTTATCCAGTCTGAAGATAAGTTCGGTAAGTTGAAATATCCTAATGACATTAGTGAAATCGGCTCTGTAGGTCAAGAGAGTACAAAAGAGATTGGTGATGCTCGTACCACTTGGATGTATATCCGTAAGTTGGAGCAAGGATATGTAAATACAATTGATCAAGCAACTAAAGCTTGGATTAATCAATTTGCAGATTTGCTAGGTAGTAAGGGGTTTGGTACATTGGAGCGAGGAGCTAGGGCTGTAGCAGATACAGGTCCTACACGTCTTGCTCGTAAAGCCACTTCTGATTTGTATATCTCACTCAATCCCCTTCGCCAATGGGTTATTCAATCTTGGCAGACAGTTCGTATGTTCTCATACAATCCTGTAGGGGCATTCTCTGGTAGACTCACTCTTTTGGTTGGAGATTGGACTAAGAGCAAGATTCCCGGATTCACTGGAACCAATCAGAAATTTCTCAACTTCGTAGACGAGAGTGGATTGATTGAATCTGTTGACCGAAACATCATGGTTAATGGCGGTATGCAGCAGATTGCAGATAGTCAGAGTAAGTGGGTAAAAGCCGGTAGAGCAGCTTACACGCCTGTAGAATGGGCGCGACGCGTTGGGTTTGACCTTGGTGAAACGTATAACCGGCTTGGTCATCTGGCGGCTGTATTTGATCGATATGAGCGTCTTGGTAAAAATCTTAATGATCGGTTTGTTAGAGCTAATGCTTATTCAGAAGCTTCTGCTCTGATGGGAGATATGACTCGTTCTGGTGAGATGCCTTACAACAGTTCGACTGCAGGGGCATTGTTCCAGTTTGTTCAAGCCCCTCATAAGATTTTGTTCCAGAGTATGAATCGTCGTATCTCGGGTACAGATCGTATCAAGATGGCTGCTGGTGATATGATGATGTTTGGTGTTGCTCCGGTAGGTGCTATTGCTGGATATCTGGGAATTGACCATCTGACAGGAGATAATAAAGACCTTCGAGACTTCCTCGATCACGGATTGACATCTCTTGTAGCCAACCACATCCTGAATGAAATCTGGGAAGACAGTGGTAATATTGATTTCAGTTCTCTTGATGTACGTGGTGTAGATGGTATGTGGAAGATGGCTAAGGCATATTGGAGTGGTGGCATGGCAGCAGCTATTACAGCTTCTCCTGCGGGCGGATTGATTGGCGGTAATCGTACACAGACAGCTATGAAGAGTGTCGCTCGATTCTTCAATCCCAATCCAGAATATGACCAAGGCAATCCTACTACATTCCTTGGGATGATGAACGATGTTGCATCTCTTACATCAGGTTGGAGTAATGCTAATAAAACCAAGCTCATCTTGCAACAACAGAATCGTGCAGATGCATATGGGCATCTGATTGATAAGAATGCTACAACACCTCAAGCTATTGCTCAAGCATTTGGATTTGGTAGTGAGGATCAGAAGACTTTGTTTGAACTTTCTACTGAACTCAGTGCTACAAGTAAAGCTCATAAAGATGAAGTGACAAGCAATCTTAAATCTATTATGCAGTATTACCAATCTGAAATCGGTAAAGGCAATACTAATATTGATTGGATTACTGGTGTTACTGGCGCTGCATTGAATATTTATGCAGATGATCCTGATGCACAGCAAATCATTAATCAGCAACTTGGGTACGCTCTTACTGAAAGTGGAGATGCTCTTACTAAGCAAATTCTTCAAGTATGTGGTTTGCCTGATCCGGGTGCTATTCACGATGCTATTACACGTGCACCGGGAGTTACTGAAGAGAATAAACAGAAACTCCATCAAATCTGTACAGACTTGCAGAATGTACGTGAAACTATTAAAGCTAGGAAAGGAAAATAATTATGGCGGAATTCGGCCCACAGGCCACACAGGTAGCAGCCCCTCAAGAAGCAGGGGTTAATCCTGTAGCTCCTGTAACACAAGAGATTTCTCCCCCGAACTGGGGACAAGCTCTAGGCACATTGGTGCAAGAGGTAGGTGGGATTGCTGGCACCATTGTTAAAGGACAGCAGACGAAGACTGACCAAGCCTTCCTACAGAATCTGGCACAGCAACAAGCTCTAGTGAATCAAGGGGTTTCTCAGGGGAGTATTGGAACCAAAGAAGCCACTACACGTGTATTCGATGCTTACAATCATGCTATTGCAGCACGTCCTGATTTGGCAGATAAGATTGGTAGTCTTTATGGAGTATTCCAGAAGACCACTGTAGCAGGGGATATTGAACAAGAACGTAAGGATGCTAATGCCCTTAAAACTACACAGCTTAATCAAGCTATTAGTCAAGGGTATTTCATCTCTGCAGATGCTACAGAACAACAGAAGAACGCTATTATCACAGCTTCTCAGAGTGGTGTTAAGTTGCAACGAGAGCTTACACAGATTCGACAGCAGAATGAAGAAGCTCGTTCTCAAGGTAACTACGATAGGTCAGTAGCAGAGGCTGAATCTAAAACTCGCACTGTACAGCTTAGCGCTCAATATGCAGGAGATAATCTGAATGCATTCAATGCACAGATTACCGATATCTCTAGGCGTGTACGTACAGGCGATTTGAAAGACAACCCTCAAGCTGCACAACAAGAACTGGCTCGTGTGTATGCTACATACTCAGGCGGTCTAGATGCTATTGGTGGACAGAATCCTGCCCTAGTTAATGGATGGAAGGATTTGTTCAAAGAGATGTATGCAACAGGTCAGAAAGCTCTTGATCCTAAGTTCGAAAGTGAACAACTCACTAATGAACTGAATATCCAACTGACTAAAGGTAAGCTCCAAGCATTGGCTGCTGACCCTCGTGTTGCTGGTGTTGTAGCTACTTCTCAACTCCTTGGGCAGAATGCTACAGTGGCCCTACAAGGAGCAGCAGTTGCTCCTGTTATCATTAATGCAATGGCAGGGGTTACTTCTAATAGTGTTGTTAATGGACAGAGCCAAGGTGGTTATCGTAACCCTGTGGTTGGTAATCCTGATACAGAGAAGCCTGTTCTAGATATGCTGCAAAGTTCTATCAAGTCTATCAACTCTGGTGGATTCACGGACCCAGTTAAGGCTAAAATTGAAGCTAGTAATGGCATTAATAATGTCTTGATGGAGACAGGGAAGGCTCTTAATAATGGAGCTAAGCCAGAAGATTTGAAAGGATTGGTGAGCTTCTTTGCAAGCCCTGAATATGCTTCTTGGGTTAAGAACGGAAAGATTGATCCTATTGCACAGCAGACAGCCGCTAAGACATTCCAGATTGTGTATCAACCTGCAGTGACAAAGAAGATTGGCGATCGTCTTAATCAGGAACTTATTCCTGCATCTGAAGATGGTTTGCAAACCTCTGTTAGTATGGCTCAAGGGTTGGATGTTAAGATGCAAGGGGATGTTCTTACATTTGTTCCTCGTGCTGGCCTAAACCTCACTCCTGACCAACAACGATTGGAAGCAGGGGCTGTTAAGAATCTTCAAGAAGTGCAACAAGCTTTAAATACGATGGTGCATCTCGGTGCTCATATGGAAGGAAGCACAGATTATGCAAAACATTGGGAAGCAAATAAATACTATTATCTCCCACAAATCTACCCTGTTAAGCCGGGTCAAGTTGTGGGTAACGCTAAGTGGTCTGGTAATGGCGACTGGCGTGATCGTTCTACATGGAGTCGAGTTGGCCAACGATAATGCTACACAAACTACTGAGCTTCCTGAGGATGGGCCTTGGAATCTGGACCCTATTAAACTTTCTCAAGCTGCTGGAAATACAGTTGCTCAGTCAATTGATAATGGAAATGGTGCGCTGGTTCCAGATATTGATGCGCCTTGGGCATTGTCTGGTGAACAGCTTAGTCAGATAACTAATAACAGTAAGCCTATCCCTCCCACTCCTAAACCTATTGATCCTTCTACACAATCAAATGCATTTAATACAATGGATTTGTTTGCTAGGTTGGTTAATACAGAAAGCGGTGGGAAGCATACAACTGCTTCAGGTGGTTTGCTGACAAGTAACAAAGGGGCACAAGGGATTACCCAAGTCTTGCCAGCAACAGGCACTGATCCGGGTTTTGGTGTTACACCTATTCAGAACAATTCTAAAGAAGAATATCTGCGCTTTGGTAAAGATTATCTCACTGCATTGGTGAGGTTCTTTGGTGGAGATGAAACTAAAGCTGTAGCAGCATATAACGCAGGGCCGCAACGTGTGAAGAGTTTAGTTTCTAAATACGGAGACCAGTGGCAGACCGGCTTGCCTACTGAAACTAAGAAATATGTAAAGAGGATTTTGGGATAATGCCGAAAAAAGGACAGACAAGTGCTAGTGCTACGGCAGATAGCAAACGACAACGAGCTTACAACAGCCAGCCAGCCCAAGTGAAACGCAGGGCACAGCGTAATGCTGCTCGAAGGGAGATGGAAAAGGCAGGGAAGGTGAAGAAGGGTGATGGGAAGGATGTGGATCACAAAGACATGAATACCGCTCACAATGGAAAGAGCAATCTCAGAGTTCAGTCTGCATCTAAGAATCGTGCTCGTAATAGAGGCACAGGTGGTAGGAAGAAGGGAAGTTGATTACTTATGAAGCAAGGCCGTATGGAGTGTATGTATCTTTCATTACATCTAAATCGGATTTCAGGAAGTGTTACAAAACTAGTTCAGAGGGGTATGCAGGAGCTACAGATTGGGTAGATGGAGAGCTAGTGGTATTTGTAGGGGATGGAGCACTATCCACCTTAGTACATGAATGCGTCCATGCTTCTCTGTTCATTCTCAATCATGTTGGGATTGATCCTTCTAGCAGCAATGGGGAGGCTATGGCCTACCTTACAGATAATATGTTTGCATATTTCATGGAGGCTATGATGGCAACCAAATCCAAGCATCCCGGCTTTGCATCTGTTCAGAACAAGATTGCAAAGAAGGAAGGTGTTAGCAAGAAAGCGGCTGGGGCTATCTTAGCTTCTGCTACTCGTAACGCTTCGAAGAAGGCTAAGAAGGCCAATCCGAAGCTCAATAAAGTTAAAGGTAAATAATGGCACTCGATAAACTCAATCCTGTTGACAAGGCAGAATTCGTAGCTATGCAAGCTTTGGTAGGCGCTTCTGGCGCTGGTGCAGCTACTGCAACTACATTCGGTACAGTGAAGAAGGCTGCTACTGTGGCTAACGTCACACCGGCTACAGATGGCACTGCTGTTGGTACAGCGTTCAATCTCTTGCTCACTAATCTCCGTGCTGCTGGTATTATCGTCTAATGTCCAGTCAAGCCAAGAAGGATAAGCTTACTACTCTTGGCTACACAGGTAGTATGCAAGATGCCTATCTGAAGTGGTTGCTTGCAAGAGGAGCTACTTCTAATAACATCACACAAGCAGAAATGCAATTCTTAATTGGTAAGGGATTTACTACAGGCACGCTAGATGATCGTTGGTATAATTATCTAGGTAGTTTGACTTATACAGGTGCAAGACCTGATAGGGAAGATAAATTCTGGAAGGGAGCAAATAGTAATTAACAGAAGGCCCATCGGAGAAATCCTTTGGGCCTTTTTTATTATCCTTTATAAGGCTCAGGCCATGAATGATCTACTTCATTATTACTCTGAAAGCCCGGATCGTTATTGATAATAGGCTCAGGCCACGAAGGGCTAAGTGGGTTATCAGGAGCTGCCACAATATTACGAGGGATAAGCACACCGTTGGTAGTATCAATCTTATCTCCAATAATAGGAGTGCTAGATGCAGTGAAGGTCAAACGATGAAGTCCATCATTATCTACATATTCATACAGATAAGAAGAAGCACCAATGTAGCTAATGCCCCCTTGAATTGTTACAAGCGCCATTTAATATCCTCCGGCATAATTTCCCACCATACTGTCTTTTGAATACCCTGTGCTGTTTGCTTCAAAGAAATTTTCAATAGTGGAACTGGATGTGATCCAGTCAAGCCATTCGAAAGGGTTTGAAACATTATATTCAGGCTTAAATCCGAGTTGTCCCATACGGTAGTCACATACGGACCGAATGTATTGCTTAGTGTCTGCTGCAGAGATGCCGGAGACTCCACCCCGATTGAATGCCAAATCGATAAATCGATCTTCGAGTTGGATACACTCTCTTGCTGTGTCGTAGATTGTTTTCTTGAATCGGTCATTGACGATTCGAGGATGCTCTGCAATGAACGTCTGAAATAGTTCACTAAGACCTCGTACGTGGATTGATTCATCTCTAATACTCCATTGATTTACATCTCCCATCCCTAGAAGTTTCCCTTGCCTGCTGAAGTTAAGCAACATAGCAAATGAAGCGAATAGACATACTCCTTCCACCAATACCTGCTTTGCAATGGATTCAGCAATGTTGTGAATGTTGTTATTCTTCACAGCCATCATGAATTCCATCTTCTCTTTCATTTCTCCATAATCGAGAAACTCTCGGTAGAATCCCTCTCCAAAACCAAGTGTGTCGTTGAGCAAGGCATATGCCCGTTGATGCACTCCTTCGCGGCCCGCAAAACTCCCCAACATATTTCTTGCTTCATTATTTCGGATAACGGGGATGAGGTTGTCATAATAGTCAGATCCAACTGCAACGTCACTCTGTGTGAACAATCGAAGGATGCTGTTGATGAAGTATTTTTCATCTTCGGAAATAACTCCTGTTTTCCATTGCTCTACATCTTGTTGAAGTTTGGCTTCCCAAGTCCCCCAGTGAGCACGTTCATGCAACTCCGTAATCTCTACAAGATTGGGATACTGCACACCATATGTTCTACTAGATTCTAGAAGGCTCAATTATTATCCTCTGCATCTTGATAGTCATCGGAATCATCTACTTCCCTCCAATCACCTTCGGCTCCATTACACTCTGGGCAAGTAGACCAAGAGCCACTATACTCTACTTCATACCTAACAAGCCCTTCATCGCATTCAGGATTGCGACAAGGAAAGAATTCGTAGTTTTTCATCACCCCTCACATGCAAGACATTCATTATTACCATCTTCTTTTAGTTTTACAATATTGATCTTCTTCACTGTATCAGCAGCTTGAGCGCTACCAGTACGGAAATAATACAGAGATTTCACTTTCTCTTCAGACATGGCCTTAAGATGGACTGAATTAATGTAAGCTCTATCCGTCCCCGGCAGAAAGAAAATATTAAGGCTCTGTGCCTGACAAATGAAAGGCTGTCGATTACCTGCATGTTCGACCAACCAATGTTGATCCATTTCCCAAGCGGTCTTAAATACACTGCGTTCGTGGTCTGAAAGGAAGTTGAGATGTTGTACACTGCCGTTCTCAGCAATAATGCTCTTCCAAATCTCGTCCGTATTAGCTTCATACTTCTCCAATACAGGGATCAGCCATTTGTTTTTGACTAGGTTTACTCCTGCCCGAGTTTTCTGAGTGTAAGCATTGCTAGCAATAGGCTCAATCGAAGGACTCGTATCACATAGAACGGAACTATTAGAATTAGGAGCAATGGCAAATACATGACTGTTGCGCCTTTTAGTTCCCACCATGTCCATTGGCACCCCTCTCTCTTCTCCCAATTCTTCAGAAGCTTGAATACCTCTAACATTAATATCCTTGAAAATAATATGATTGACCTGACTTGCTGATCCAAACCCACCACCCTCAAATGGAATGCTATTCTTCATCAGGTAATTATGGAATCCCATAGCTCCGATACCGATTGCACGCTCACGCATAGCACTGTATCGAGCACGTGAGAGTTCTTCAGGGGCATAATCAATAAACCACTGCAGAACATTATCCAGAAACCTAACCAAATCAGAAACCAAAGTGGTATCTTTCCATTCATCATATTTCTCTAGGTTAAGAGAAGATAGGCAACAAACAGCAGTACGATCGCTCCCAGTAGCAAGGCTAATTTCGCTACAGAGATTTGAGCCATTGTTTCTAAGACCTTGCCGGAACTGAGAAATTGGAAGAGCGTCGTTAGCAACGTCAATAAACCAGAGATAGGGTTCACCTGTAAGCTCCCGT